TCTTGCCCGACAGATCGTCGAGCGCGTCGAGCAACGCGCGCAACTGGCCGAGCTTTAACGGCTCGATCGTAAAATCTCGGCCACCAAGTGAGATTTTTGTCATGAGACCTCGTTGAAGGATTGCGCGCCCACGTTCCCCGCATTCAGCGCGCAGGTTGCATTCGGTCAGTTGTGAAACCGGGTCGGGAAGGCTCTCGGCCTCAACCACGGAGGTTCACCATGGCGGGCATTGCGATGTTTCGTGCACCGATACGCAAACATCTCCCGGCGATTGCAGCCGTTTTGATAGTCCCCGCTCTTTTGGGCAGCGTGGCGCTCGCGGCACAGGACCGGTATACGCTGCAAGTGCCCGATGGCGGTCTCGCATTCGCCGATTTTAGAGGATACGAAGCCTGGGAGGATGTCGCGGTCAGCCAGACCGAGACCGGGATCAAAGTGATCGCCGCGAACCCCGCGATGATGGCGGCCTATAAAAGCGGCCTTCCCGCTGATGGCAAGCTTTTCCCCGACGGCTCCAAAGTCGTGAAGATCGAGTGGTCCTTCAAAAGGAACACCGAATCCCCTATTTCGTGAACGTACCAGACACGCTGAAATCGGTTTCCTTCATCGAAAAGGACACCAAGCGCTTCCCCAACACGCATGGATGGGCCTACGCGCAGTTTGCCTATGACCCCGCGTCCGACACGTTCAAGCCGAGCGTGACCGGCGCCGAATGCGGCTACGAGTGCCATACCCGCGTCGCGGCCAAGGACTACATCTACACGGCATACCCGAAGCGATAGCGCATAGACGCCACGGCGCGTGTCACCCGCCGTGGAAGCAGGTCCCAACATTGTCATTCCGGAGCGGCGCGCAGCAGCGAGTCCGGAACCCATGACCACGGACTAAGCCCAGATTGGCAAAGACGGTGTTCTTAGGTCCCGCGCACGCGGTAATGACAATGTTGGATCATTCCAGCGTCGAGAGCGTGCCGATCGTCCCGGTCGAATCGGCAAAGGCACTGAAGTCGAATTCCTGGATCTCGTAATCGTCGGTCTTGGTCGGCAGCGACAATTTGGTCGCGGTGCAGGCATTGAGCACCAGCGCCAACCCGGCCGGCACGCCGAGCGTCGATTTCTGGGTGTAGAATGTCGCCTTGAAGGTTGGCGTAAAGCCCATCAGCTGGTTGGTGATGACGAGCTTTTTGCCCGAGGCGCTCGGCACATAGAGATAAGAGATCAGCAGCGACGCGCTCGCATCGCCGGCGCTGAAGGTATAGACCCCGGTCGTCAGGTTCACCGAATACTGCCCCGCCGCCGACGGCGTAGTGACCCGGGTGAACCGTTCGCCGGCATTGGCGCCGGTCGCGTAGAACACACCGAGATCGTCGGAGAAATCGGCGGCGTTGGCGACCGTCACCGTATAGGGCGTCGTCGCCGGGACGTTCTGGGCTTCGTTCTCCGACACGGTAAGCTGCCCGGTCGCCGGCACCTGGCCGAAGAACAGGTCACCGTAGATCGCACCGAAGATGCGAGCGTATTTCGCCTTGCCGCTGATCTTGCCCTGGCCGCGCGCGATATCGACCGGGAACTGGAACTGGCCCCAAAGCTCCTTGGTCTGCCAGTCCCAGTCGATCTGGACGTCCTGCAAGATGGCGAACTGATCGGGGCCGATGCCCGAGCCGGTGACGTCGGTGCGGTTGCCCCACAGCGCCCCGGCGCCGAAAGCGAGTTGCATGTCAGTGTTCCTTTCGTCTGGATTGTTTAAAAGCGCCGTGCGGCGCGACCAGCGCGAGCGCGAGCAGCGGTACTGCCGGCGGTCAAGCCTCTGCCGGTCATTTGATGATTCTCAAAGCTTGAAAATTTTCGCTACTGTCATTCCGAATGGCTTACGGTGCCGCGCGGAGTGACATCTCAAATCAGCCGACGCAGAGAATCTCGATCGGCACGATCGCGACGGCCTGGTCGCCGAGCACGCCCTCATCGGTCTCGACCTTGCCGGCGATATAGGCGTGCTGCACCGTTTCCGGCAGGCCGAGATCCTGAAGCCCGGTCGTCACCGATGGTGCCAGCGCCGCCTCGACCGCGTCGAGCAGCGGGTTGAGCACCGTCGCCGGCGCGAGATAAGGGTCGCTCGAATGCACGTAGACATAGACATCGACCGACAGCGTCCACACGGTCGGCGCGCCCAGCGTGTTGATCTTCGCCAGCTCGCTCTTTTGCGCCATGAACAGCGCCGGCTGCTCGGCCGGCGCGACATCGCTCCAATGCCGCAGGCGCCGGTCGACGACCGTGAAATCCGCCGCACTCTCAAGCAGCCCAAACAGCGCGGCATAAATCGGCTCGCGGCTGATCATCCCTGCACCGCCTCGACCGCCGCGGCTTGGATCGCGGCCTGGATTTCGGGCGCGGTTTCGTCGAGTGCCGAGCGCATGAAAGAGCGCTCGGGCATCGTCACCGCCGGCAGCTGCACGCGCTTGAAGAAACGCTGCTGGCCGCGCCATGGGAACGCCAGCGCCCGTGCGCTTTGCGGCAGGATCGCACGCGCCGGGATCGTGCCCCCATATTCGTGGATCGCGGCATAAGGCGCATCACTGGTGACCGAGGCGCTGACGCCCATCCCTGCCCGCTCGACATTGACCGCGATGCTGCCGGCGAGCCGCCCGCTGCGTTGCTGCAGCACGGCACCCGAGAGGTTGCGCTCGACGCGGTCGCGCAACACGCCGCCCAGCCGTTCGACCTCTTGCGCCAGGCGCTCGGCAAGCGTCTGCGGCAGCGCTTCGAGCCGCGCGGTCAGCGTGTCGAGGCCACTGATCGATGCGCTGATCATAGCGCCGCCGCCATCGTCGCTGTGTCGGTCGCGGTCGCCGCCAACCCGCGCGCAAAGCCCGAGACCGGCGCGACGACCTGGTATTGCTGGAGCAGCGTCTTCACGTCGTCGCTCATGTCTTTTTGCGAGTAGGTGACGGTCTCGCCGCTCATCAGCGCCTTTGACACTTCACCGATCCGGCTGCGTTCGCGATAACGCTGGCACACCAGCTCGATGCAGGCCTGCCTGATATCGGGCGGCACGCTCGCATAGCCGGCGGTGTAGGTGACGATGACGTTCTGCGCCCGCCGACTGAACACATAACCGCGCAGCGCGAGCTCGGTCGGGCTGAACACATAGCCCGCGCCAAACCCGCCGGTGGCCGGGGCCGGCGGGATCACGATCCCGTCGATCGACAGCGCCAGCACCGCGCTCACCGGAAAATTGGCAAACGCCATGCGCTGCCCGCCATTGCCGTCGCGCAACTCGATCCAGTCGCTCACCGCGATCTGCCGTTGCAGCCAGCTCTGGATAAACTGGCTCGCCGCGGTGATGAGGCGCGTCAACAGCGCGTCATCGGTCGCCGGAAACGGGTTTTGTCCGGTCTGCAGCCACGCCGTAACGTCGCTCAGCTGACAAAGGTCGCCAAAGGCCATGTAGTTCTCCCGTTGTCATTGCGAGGAGCCGTGAGGCGAGGAAGCAATCTCGCGCGGAGGAGTCTTCGGTGGATCGAGATTGCTTCCCCTCGGGCCAAGCCCGAGGTTCGCAATGACAATCTGCGGTCAACCGTTGCCGATATTGGTGATGACGCCCATCGCAAACGGCGCGTAGACCGCGAACACCTCTTCGGCGTAGACCCCGACCTGGCGCTGGCGGGTCACGATCGGCCAGTCGATCTGGTAGTAGTCCTGCCGCGTCTTGACCTCGGCGACATTCGGCACTTCGTTCGACTGGTACTGCACCGGCAAATTCTCGGCCCAGCCGATGATCGTGCCGGGCGGTACCTTCGGGTGGATGCGGATCGGAATGCGCAGACCGCCATTGAGCGCATACGGGTTGAAGTAGAACGACACCGCGCCCGCCGCCGCGAGGTCATAGGGGTTGCCGTCGTCATTCACATTGTAACGCAACAGCGGCGACGAAGCGTTCGACAGCACCTTGGCGGTGATGTTCTTCAGCTCCTGCACGTTGACATAAAGCACGGTCGGCGAGAGCTGGTAGTTGTTCCACATCGTCTGGAACATCGTGTCGATCTCGACCACCGAGCCGCGCCCCGACGAGGTGAGCGGCGTGCCGGTGCCGGCGGTGCCCGTCGCCTGCGTCGCGACATAGGCGTTCGACCCGCTCTTGAATGCGCTCGTCAGCAGCCCGTCATAGGCGTAATTCGGATTGGCCGAATTGTCGGCGGTGATCGCGGTCTGCGCCTGCTGACCGCTGGTGACCGGCGCCGAGAAGGCGGCGCTGTTGACCGTGGTGATCGCCTGCAACGTTTCGGCGCCGGTCGCGGTGCCGACATACCAGGCATAGGCGACCGCACCGGCGAGCGGCGTGACGGTCGCCGACAAGGTCTGACCCGATGTCACCGCCTGGCTCGTCTCGGCGCTGACGTTGGACGACCCGCCGGAGAGCGTATAGGTGGCGCCGTCGGCGCCGGTGATGGTCTTTGTCGCGGCGACACCGCCCGATACGCTCGAATTCTGGTAGCCTTCGAGTGTCAGACCGACAACCTTCACGTAATAGGTTGCGGCCGGCAGCGTCGCGCCGCTACCCGCGGCCGACAGCACCGGTGTCGCCGGCACGCCAGTTGCAGCGAGGCGTTGCCGCCGAGGATCGCCATCTCCTCCTTCAGCATCATCTTCTGCAGCAGGCGGAAGGTCATGCGCGCCTGGATGTCTTCAAAGTCGCGGCCGGCACTGATCGCCTCGTAGGTCGCCGCGTCCTCCTCGCCGATCGTGACAAACGTCGCCGATTTCGTGGCCGTCTGGTACGACATCTGCGCCGAGCGCTGGCCTTCCGGTACCCAGCCCATCGCGTCAAAGCCGGAGCCGACCAGCGCGCTCACCTGCCGCCAATGCGTCGCGGTGCCAGTGCCGCCACCGACACGCGGGATAACATTCCGGATCGGTGTGACAAACGGATAGAGGTTTTTCGCCGGCGCCTGCAAATCGAACGCAACCAGGCCGGTGCCGGTGTTGATCGTCTTGGCGATCTGGTCGCTGGGCGAGCGCAGCGCGCCCTTGACCAGATCGAGCGTGTCTAGTGTCGGGTTCATCGGGTCATTTCCCTCCGCTCGGGCAACAAAAAACCCGCCGGAGTGGCGGGCTGGGCATTAAGTTGAATACTTCGTCATACCGGCGAAGGCCGGTATCCAGGCGTCAATCGCAGGAGCGGCTCAGCACTGGACCCCGACCTTCGGCGCGGTGACGACTGTGACGGCCGTCGTTTTGACAGCTTAACGAAACGGCCTTATCGGGTTGGCGTGCGCGGCCTTGATCAGCGCCAGGGTGCGTTCGTCGTCGCTCATGCAGGCCAGTGCCGCGACGACATCGTCAGGCGAGGCGCCGGGATAGGCGCCGTCCTCGCGCTTGGTGAGGGCGCCGACGGTGCGCGCCACGGTTTGCGGCGGCAGCGGCATCGCCTCCAATTCGGCGACGCGTTTGGCGAGCGCATCGAGCCGCGGCAAAATTTCGCCAGCGACGGCCTTCATCAAATCGCCAGCGCGAGCCGATTTGTCGGTGTCGGTTTCGGCGCTGTCATCGGCAAACCCGTCGCATTTGGCGCCGGCGCGGCACAGCGCGTCATGCGCGTCCTTCAAATGGCCGAGCATCGTCCGCCCATGCCGCCCCGCCGCGCCCGGCTTGCAGCAATCGCCGTCGGTCATCGCCTTCAAGCAATCATGGACATGGTCGAGCGAGGCCTGGTTGGCGATCGCGTTCGACACCGGCCCGGTCGCGGCGGGCGGGCCGGCCGGGTCGATCTTGTCCTTCCACGCCGCGACGATGCGGTCCCTGATCTGCTGCAGCTCGCCGGCCGTATAAGGCGCGGCGTTTGCCGCTATATGGATAAAGGCCCAGGCGGCGCGGATATGGCGCTCGGTATCGAGCGGGTAGCGTTTCCTGCCGTCGGCCTGAAAGCCGGGGTC